ACGCAGTCCACTATGTACACATCGTCACCGTACAGATAGGCAATGGGCAGCATAACACTGTCCCCTCCGCCCTCTGCTGTGTCGCAGGCGGCAATTATTCCGTCCGGGTCAATATCTGCCGGAAGTGACATATACCGATTCAGCCGGTCGGCAGGGAAGAGCAGCCCACGCGCTTCATACGGCTCCTGCTGAAACTGGCTCGCCCACTGTACCGGGCTTACAAGTTCCCGCTCCTTGCGGTAATAAGCCGTTGTGAACATGGGTTTTCCGTTCAGAACAATGGAAAAATTGCTTTCATCCGTCTTCGGGTCAAGTGCCGGTATTGCCAATATCTTTGTCCGCCAGCCCATTGTGGGCGCTATATCCTGCAATCTTCCGATAGGGTCATAAAGGGAATATCTTGTTCCCTGCGCTACGATAGGGCAGCCTTCAAGCCGTCTGCCCAGCAAATCACCGCGCACCTTGTCCCAGAGGGTGTCAAGGCGGTTTCGGTTGTTTGCCTCCACATCGTCCGACACCAAATCGTCCAGATATAACATTCCGTCCGGGGTCGCTTCGGTGGAGCCGGTCAGTGCGCCGTCAATGCTTCGGCAAGTGACGGTTGCAAAGCGCTTTCGGGTCAGTAAATGGATTGTTTTTTCGTCCGCATTCGTAGCTTCAAGGGTGGCTTGGGGGAAAATTTCGTAAAAAGTGTATTCGTCCGGCTTCGTCAGCACATCCAGTATGCCTGTGTAAAACGATTTCACAAGGTCATTGCCTGCGCCGCAGAAGATTGACGAACCGAGAGGGGATTGCCCCGACCGAAACAGGCCGAACCATTCGCCCAGCGTGCTTTTTCCTGTTCGTTTCGGCTGTGATACGGTCAAAAGGTCAATTTTGCCGTCATTTACATCCTGAAACGCCTGCACAACCGGGCGCAGAACATTTCGGCGAGGCTGATAAAACCGTTTATCCGGGTTGCGCTTCCATTCCATATACAGCATAAAACTGTCAAAATCGTACTTTGCGGCAAATAACAGGCTGCGCCGGTACATTTCAAGCATGCTCCGGGAATTCATGTCCCGCGCATACACCGCAGCTTTGTTCTTGATGTTGGCATTGTGCCTTTTCGCTTCGGCACGGTCAACATCCCACAGCAGCCGTACCGCCTCAAAATAGTCAGACAGCGCACTCGGGTCACGGAGATTGCGCATGCTGGCTGCTTCGGTCATCTTTAGGATATCAATTGACATAAAAAATGCCCCCTTATCGTTTGATAAAGAGGCACTTGGCACTATGGCACTTGGCACGAAATGTTATTTATTTGCTATGTTGTATAAAATTGACTTTCAGGGCGGCCACTCACTTCACATACAGGCTGACATGTGTGTTTTCGCCCACTTCAAAGCCGAGAGAACTGTACAGGCCGTCAAGTTCAGTGTTATGAAACACGGTTACGCTCCCGGCTGCACGGTTCAGGTATGCGCTGAACATTTTCCGCATTACACCACGGTTCCTATACGGCTTGAGCACTTCGGCTGCGTACAGGATATTTCCGTACAGTGCCGTGTTCTCGCCGCAGATAATCCCGATCGGTTCGGTTCCGTTCAGGCACAGCAGGAATATCGTGTTCGGTGCTGTCAGGGCTGTGCCGCAGTGGCTCAGCGCGTTTGTCCAGTATTCAAATGCGCCGAGCTGCCCTGCGTCTGTTGGTGTGTAGGGGCGGAGGGTCATGTGGGATGTTTTGTCACTCACTTTGGCTATCCCTCTTCGGAAGTATTGCCTCATGTATGCCCTGCACCCAGTTCATTTCCTTTCCGTATTTGTACATGCCCTCATACAGCGGTCTGTTGCTGACTATGCTGCGAACGCTGGTGTTTTGAAACTTTGTTCCTTTCCGTGTGCGGTAGCCAAGGTCATTCAGCTCATCCGCAATTGTCAACATCGGGGCGCTTTCGTCAATCCGCTTGAACACATACTCCACAATCGGTCGTTCTTCGTCATTTATGACCAGTCTGCCATTTTCAACCCGGTATCCATAGGGACACCGGCCACCCGAATAGCCTCCACACTGTGCTTTCATGCTCCTGCCCTTGCTTGTTCGTAATGCAATGTTTTCTTTCCTGTTCAGCAACGAATTGAAGGAGCGCGCGATAAATGTTCACAAAATCGTTTCCTTCGGTAAATTCCTCTTTCACGCTGAGCAGCTTAATGTTCTTCTTTTCAAGTGTATAGAGATAATAAAAGTACAGTTTTGTTTCACGAGCAAGACGGTCATTCTTGAAAACTATTACCGCCTCAAACGGCGGGTTAGTGACATTATCACCGTACAATATCCCGTTCAGCGCAGGTCTGTCATCCTTCGCGCCGCTCATTTCATCAATTGCCCATTCAACGATATTATAGCCGTTCTCGTTAGCATACAACAGAATGGCCTGTTTCTGAACCTCGATTCCGTATTTGTCGTCCTTTGCCTGCTGCTCCGTTGACACCCGGATATAACCTATTGCATTTTTGAATGTTTGCATATCTCCGTACCCCTTTCCTTTTGTCCTTGCTGAGTATAACATGGGTATTAAAAAAAGTCAAGCGGTTTATGCAAAATATTTTTGCGATTTTATATAAATAGCCGATAATTGCCCGGTGCGGAACAAGGTCTTTTTATTTTTTCTTTTTTATTTTTTTCGGTGGGGGAGGGGATTACTCCGCCCCGCAGGGCTTCCAGCTATCCCCCACAGGGGGGCACGGTGCAGGCCGTCACCGGGCAGCCGGGAACGGGTGAAAAATCAATAATTTGCATATAATCATGAAAAAATGTTGTATTTACGCTTGACAAGTAAATGCAAGGGTGTTATACTATGCCCGCAGAACAAAAAAGCAGCCCCGGCAGCACCGGGGAGAAAGTGAGGACAAGATGAAAATAAACAAGCACGGCCTGAAGATACACGGACTGAAAAGCGCATCAGGTGACACCAAGAACTACGGCAGGAACTGTTATATCCAGATCAGCTACAACACCCGCACCGGCGAAGTGTTGACGGATCTCCATTGCAGCATCGGCGGGAACAGCTGGACAGAGTACTGGGACAGCGATATTACTACAATATGCAATACCCGCCGCCACATGACCATGCAGGAAATAGCGGATGCAATAGCGGATGAGCTCGACTGGATGCAGCAGTGCGCCGCCGAAACGGCATAAAAAACGCCCTGCACAGTGCAAATATGCAGGGCAATCACAAAACCAACCAGACACAAGGAACGCCCGGCAGCCCTTGCATTATAGCCTAACAGCCGGAGAAAATCAAGGAGAATTTACTATGAAAAACAATGTACTGTATTTAGAATGCCGGGGCTGCTACTTCCCCGATGGTGATCAAATCAATAATTTTTCTGATGTCGGTAATTATCGGGTAGGCGCATACGCCCACAGAATCCAAGCAAAAAATGGGAAAAAATATATTTTAGAGTTTACTCGCTACGACCGCAAGGAAATGCGATACACCTCATTGCGGACGGGCAAACCCCTAAAACATCCCAAATGCGAAACAGTTTTAGCAAACGCCCTACACATTGACACAGAATTTGAGAAGCAAGAGAAAGACGGCTATTTTTCATCATGGAGAGACTGCAAACTTGAAAAAGAACTACACGACAAAAAAACATATCTATTCACAAAACCCGACATATTAAGAGCGGTAAACGATATTAGCGTAAAGCAGTATAACAAAATCGTATTGTTATCAAATGAAAAACTTGTTGACCGTCTGCCAATGATTTACAAGTTGGGCAGCTACCGTGAAAGAATGATACTTGATAATCTAAGCGAGGTAAAAACGAAGCAATATACAAAAGAATATCAGGTATATACTTTCATTTCTGAAAATGGCGATGCGTTCGACTATGAAGCAATTAGCAACAGAATTACAGGTTAAACAATAAGGAGAAAAAACTATGTTCAAGACGAATTTTTACATCGTGATTATCACAACCCGCGACAAATTCGACCGGCCAATCAAAAAGCAATGTTTTCGGCAGGTCAGCGGCTGGGGCGAACTTTTCGAAGCCCCGGACGGTTCGCCCGTCTCCCTGCGCTTTGACCGCCGCACGCCAAAGGCCTGGCGAATTACGGAAGAGAGCACCGGGTACGCCGTAAACGGTGACTATTACAGCACCCGCGCCGAAGCCGTGCGGAGCATTACCCCGGAATTTTTGCAGAAAATCGCCGATCGGTTGAAATATTCGGAAATGCTGCGGGCTGCGGAAACTTTGGCCGCCTTTATCCTTGCGCAAAAATCGCCTATTGACAAGGCCGCCGCAGGACAGTATAATAATGCAAAGGAGTGATTTTATGATAGTGTTGTATGCTCTGCTTTTAATTGCGTTTTTGCCGGTCTGGATAATTTTGAAGTGTATAAAATGGTGACGGGGGGCGCGGAAAATGAATATTATGCACGCAAAGCACGGGTTCCGGCTTTACTGGTGGGGCGGTCTTTCCCGCCTCTTGTACGATGGGGACGAAAAAATTATGTTATGCGATTTAATAGACGAATGGCGATGCCGCGAACTGTTAAAAACAAATAACTACAAGGTTTGCGGGGCTTTCGTGACGGTTTCGGGGAATAAAATTGTTTATATACGCAATATTGAAAATGGCTATAATTTTATATGCAGTTTAACGGGAAATAAAAAGCGCGAATTATTTTAAGGCAAAAACAAATCCGGGCGCGGCCTTCGGGCTGCGTCTTTTTTTTCGTCCTGCACGGTGCAGCCGGTGACGGCCTGCGCCTTTTATTTTTGCCCGCCGCCGAAAAAGGCATTTTTAGCCATTCTGCGGCGTTTTTATTTTATACCCGAACATTTACCCGCCCACGGCATAAAAAGGCTGCGGCAGGCTTTATTTTGCCGTTTATGTTGATTTTGCGGGCTTGCGTCCACTGGGCGCGGCGGTTTTGGTGTGTTTTCCCGCCTCAATGCCGGGCGGCGTGGGGTTGAGGCGGCACCCTTGCCCGGCTGCGTCCCGCTCGGGTTCGGGGGGGG